AATTGAAAATATCCTATCCTCTAGACCATTGCACACAATATCTATAAACTTAGGCATCACCGCTATAGGTGTCCAATCTAAATTTAGGTGAGATAGATCCCCGTCAACAGAAAGCTCGTCTTTATATTTCTGAATTGGTTGTTCAGCTCTTGCGTATAACCTCCTTCTGTTAAATTCTGTCCATCGATCATAATACCTACAACCACCTCCATCTTTTTTAAACCACTCGTATTGAACAGCTTGTCCTATTCTTAAACCGAACTCTTTTTTATTCTTATCAGAATCGCTGACATTATCATCAGGGAATCCGGGATCGGTAATAGTTATTTTGATCTCATCCATTTCTTATCTAATAATTTTGCTCTGTCCTCCAGAGTTGTCGTACCTTGCAAAGGTAATACTTATTTTTGAATTTTCTTTTTTAGGTTTATAAAGGTTTTTCATACAAGCCATCCTAGATAATCCGGATGATATCGAGGCATCGAACTTAGTTCTATTGTTTATATCAAACGAAGCCCAATCTTTTAAAGTCCTGTTAAATGGCATCACACCTATTTCATCTGGGTTTCTGTACTCACCACTCGTGTCGTATCCAATGTTCTTCTCTATAAAAATTTCAATAGCAGAAGCGTGAGCTTGCTTTACAGCCTCACTGGAGTTAGGTATCCCTCCTAGTTCTTTCTCAGCTACAGACAGCTTATTATAAGACTTGTCGGGTCTATTCATACTGAACCCTCTGTACCCTCTATTCTTTATGTGATACAAAAGCCCTGGCTTGTTATTCTCACATAGTATCGGCATACCATAAAAGACAATAGCCATCAATACCTCCTCGAAAAATATCTCAGCTGTTTGCGGCCTAGCAATATACTCTAGAAAAAACTCCTCAGTAGGAGCGTCATCCATATGAAACGTAGTGCTTCCATGTAACGCACCGTTAGATCCACCTCCTCCAACGGTTCCAGAAATGTCATAGCTATCGCATCCAAACGCACCAATATGAGCATTACCCGGATATTTAACTCCTTTCCTAATTTCTACGTTATTACGCAACTCTTTTTTAGGTACCCACGACAATAAAAACCTACCTTTGTCATCTGGTGAAAATATAACCTCCGTGTCCTTTTCCCCATTTTTCCAGTGGAATGAACCTCTGGTTAAATGTTGTCCTGCTATTAAGGAATCGTTGTAGTCTATCTGGTCATATATCTTCGTTAGGTTAAATACAGACGACTTACTCTCATCTCTAAATGCATGAGACTCAGACCTAGGGTATTGTCTGTAGAACTCGTTCAACGCATCTGGATCACCCTTTAATGAGTCTACTTCAGCTTCCCAGAAGTCTATAGCTCCGCTATCTATCATCTCTCCATCAACTCCTAGTATAGGTTTATCTGGAGTCCTATAGACTGGCATACCATATCGATCTATGAAGCCTTCCATGTTGTGCTCCATTGGGATAAACAATGCATACAACCCTGATTTAGTTTGTCCGTTTTTATTCCTTTTGGTTACATCGGAGTCGTAGTACAAATCCTTAAAGTTTTGCCCTCCCTTATCCAATGCGTTACATGTTGAGCCCATCATGCACTTACCAATAATCTTCCTACCTAATCGAAGACAAGTCTTGGTAACCCTCCAGTTGTTTAAAATGTTGTTTGGCTTTAACCATTTTCCGCTTTCGTCATGAACTAAACGTTTTAACTTTTCCCCATCATACGAGTTGTCGTCTGTATTCTTCCAGTCGATGGTTGTGTCCAGTCCTTGAGTATCATCGTCATCATCATCGTACATGTTTTTCTTGGTGATACGAGACGCTGGAACTCTAAATGCTAACTCAGTTTTCGGTCTATCCATACCATCTTGAATAGGTTTAAAGAAGAATGGCTGCTTAGATGAGATAGGTACAACCTTGTCTGTAAACATCTTCTTGGCATCTGGACCAGTTTTCGATAGTATTCCTAGTCTTGAATCCTTCGTTATGGTACCGACATTCACAAGTTCTGACGACCCCATAAATGAAAATCCAGAACGCCTAATCTTTAAGTAGGTCATACCATAAGATCTGTTGTCAGCTACACACGCCTCCCAGAATAACCATAAGATCCTGTTAGCTTCCCTATAATCTGGATATCCAACATCAATTGAATCCCACTGTAAGTACTTATAATGCGACCCTGTTATGTACGTAGAAACTCCGTTGTTCTTAAACCAAAATCCTTCCTCTCTTCTTTCAAATTCAGTTTCTATATAATCTACCCATCTAGCTTTAAACTCTTTAGGTTTTCTCTTCCATTGGAATATAGACTTGATTTTAGCCAGCTCTTGTGAAAGATCCTTTCTCTCCCAGTACTGATCCTTTTTATTTTTGCTCCTCTTATATACAATTGAAGGTTCTTTAGGTAGGGCAACTAGAAGACCTTGGATGTTGTATATCTCTCCGATAGTACCATCCTTAGATATGACAACCATGTCATACTCCTTATTGTATCCGTACTTCCAGTTCTTTTTATCATTCATCCTCTTCTTTCTAGAGGATGGAACTAGATCTTTTACAATCTCATAAAGCTTTCTATTTTGCTCTTCTTTCTGCAAAGCCTCCTATTTCTGAGTTATCGTTATCACCTTCTTCAATATCCTTAATTGTTTGCTCCTCTTCTTCTATTCTGTTAAGAATTTCCAATGCATCAAACATTGCTAGTTTCTTTGCAGCGGCAGCGTTCTTCATTTTATCGGCAGCAAGGTCGGAGTCTAAATCTTGTTCTGACCCAAGGATCTTGCTGTCAAGAACTTTTATAAGTTCATTGACTCCGTTGCGAGCTGATTCCAATAAACGCTTCTTTTGCTCTATTGTAGTTTCTTTCATTTCTTTACAGTTAAATGTATGTCGTATATTCTGTATAGTAATCTCCCGTCAACTCTGAATTCATACTCTGAGTCTGGAGAGAATATAACATGATCTCCCTCTGATAATCCTTGCGATTTTGCATAATCACTAAGGTATACCATGGATCCAGTTAATGTTTCATTAACTATGTTTCTGTCTATTTCTGATTTAGCTGCTTTGACCGGTTCAACAAATGAATACATCCCATCACAAAACCATTGGTCATTATGCTTGTACATAAAGTACTGATCGCTGTCAATTAAAAAAATGTTGTCGAATAGGTATGACTTGCCACTTCGCTCTACGCCTTTAATGTCGTTGTAGAACTTAAATACATTGTGGTGCACTAGAAGAATGTCTCCCGGAACTATATCTCCAGAATACCCGATAGGTGTATTTATTACCTTAGCAAATCTATTAGATGCTTTATGATCCTCTTTCGAGGAGCTAGTAATAAAGTCAATGTCACCAATTTTAATCGAGTTATCATACCTTCTATCGTTTAATGGCTCCACCAAAAAACTGTGAGGTGATCTCATTTTATTATATATTGATATTATATTCTAATACATGTGGAGTGGTAACACTTACCTCCTTCCACTTAACAACTTCATCGTCAGAGTTTATTATGTATATCTCTATGTACTTCTCTTTCTGAAGAATGTCGTACACTTTGAAGTTGTCATTAATAATCCTACTGCCAACTATGTAGTTCATAGAGGACTCTTTTAAATTACTTCCTATGGATATCTTTCTTATTACCATGTTGATACTGCAACTCTTCTCCAAGTATCATTTTCAATACATACATATAGATGAGTTGTATCTGCTGCAAACATTCCTTTGTCTCCAGAACTTGTAGGTGTTAAAGGGACGTCATCTAATATTGACATCCATTGTGGTCGTCCAGTAGTTGGGCTCACCCCTAGGAACACTCCTTTTGTTCCTGTACTATCTCCTTCATCCGTTAGTGTTCCTCCTAACTTTAGATTTCCTCCTACCGCTATCTGCAAGTGATCAATGGAAGATGGATCTAAAGCTCCTGATGCTATTGTAAAAGAAACTGTAGAATTGTCTCCGGCTTCTAATACAGTTTGTAACGTGTTCAATCCTGTTAACGAGGATATAGGGAACTGAACCGTTTTATTTATGTCATTAGCGTCTGTTCCAATAACAAAGTCTCCTGATTCTGGAGTAGCTGTAGGGTATGAACTTATTTTAGCCATGTCTTATTTCTTTCTTTTTATCTCCCCAGTAGATGAGTCTATGGTTATGTCTGATCCATCTCCATATTTAGTAGAAAGCATTTTGTTTACTTCCATATACTCCTCTTCTATCTTAGAGATTCGATTCATCTCTATAGCTTTAGCTATTTCTAGGTCAGCTATTTTTAGTTTAGATTCCTTATGTCGACTATGGATGTCGACTAATGATTTCAATTCTGATTCAGTTATCTTTTCCATTTTGCTAATATACGAATTTTTTTTATTCGTCTTCTTTATTCGACTCTTCTTCTTTTCGCAGTGAATCTAAAGTCTCCCTTTTTATCTTGGTATCTATTCTTATGTTGACTATCTTATACATCAAGAAAATAAAACCAGCTATACCTGTTAACGTGGTTACTATTGGGTTTACATGTGTGATGTCTAGTGAGTCTGCTATCTGAAGTATGATAGATGTTCCTGCTGTGGCATATCCCCCAGCTTCGAAAAAATTGTCCATTGTTTATGTTTTGGGTTTGTTAAAAATTTTTGATATAAACTTCTTAAACAGTCCCCATAGTCTAGCGAAAATATTCGGTCTATTCATTGGAATAAAGCTCCTATCTTCATTGTCAACCACTTCAGGTCTCGGAGATGTTATTACGGGTATTCTTCCGTAAGAAGGTTTCTTGTAATTCTTTGTAATGATCTCACCATTTTCATCGTACATGATGATGTCATCATAATCTACTTCAATGTATTCAATTTTTCCTATCGCATCTATTATTTCTGGATGCGTATTAATAGTGTTGACATCAACGAAAAATTCACCGTGAATAGTTAGGCCGTAGTTAAAACTATCTACCCCATTTATAATTCCGTAATTTTCAGTTGCAATATCGGCAGGAATCTTTATGTATTTCTGAACTAGTCCCATTATCTTCCTAATAAAATTCTTAAATCGTTTGCTACAGAATATAGGTTAGAAGCTTGTGAATCAGATAAACCGTCCCCTAGTGTTCCATGAGTAAAATCTCCGGCACTTCTATTTATTATTGACCCACCATTGGACCATGCATTAAATACTGAATTTGTTGTTACGTCTCCACCAGTTGCTAATCCTACAGATAGTAATGTTGACCCATTTTGATATATTCTACGATCTCCGACTGTACCGTTTCCTATAATTCTACCTATAAACATCTCGTTTGGAGATGTGACTGAGGTGTTTGTTGCCACGCCTATCAATGCACCACCCATCGTTGTGGATGAGGTTACCCTGTTCCATAATGATACGGCTGCGTTATCTCTGGATCCAAAGGTAGCGGTATTATTGGTTACATTCTTGATCCAGTAACTCCAATGTGCGTCATACCTACTGGCAGCAAAAACGCTGTGGCTGGTGTTTGAATCTACGTGCTGAGTTGTCCCGTTAGTCCTAACCCCATAAGATCCATGGGTTGGAGAGCCGGTATACGTTAGCTGCGATGCTAATGTCACAGCGCATACAGCGTGAGTAGCTGCTGTACCGCCTATAACTGGAAACCAATGAGTTAGCTTAGAATATGTTCCGTCACTTTTTGCGTCAACAAAAGCTGTGTTTATACCCTCCTTTAATTCATCGAGCGTAATGCTGTAAAGTCCAGACGCATTTATATCTCCACCGTTAACAGTCTTTAAGGTGTCGTAATATGCTTCAGCGTCTGGATCAGTGAACACGAATCCACCTTCCTCTGCTAAAAAATTACCTATCTGGTTAGCTATGGAGAGTCCCCCCATCTTACCAGATAGCTAAGATATTTGTAACAGACGTACCTGTTGCTTTTACCCTTGTTACAGCTATAGGTAAAAACGTACCGGCCTTTATCCCTACGAACGTAACCTCGTCTCCACCTTCCATAATGACAGCGATGTCACCATTAGCTCCAGCATACAGTGCTGCTGGTTGAGTAGCGTTAGTTGCTCCTGCTGGATTTGGAATGTTGTCTGTGTCGCTTGGAGTGACAGCTTGCGCTCTTCGCCCTTGTAATATATAGTTCATGTTTTATGTTTTTTTACAAAGTTAATATTTTTATAGGTAATTATTTTCAATTAATAAAAGTTCAAATTCAACCGCTATTGATACCGTACCGCCACTTGTGTAGTTTGCAAGAAATCCAATTATTTCACGCATAATTATATTTTTTGTAAAATTCCTGAAAATCTTAATGAAACTAAAGTGTTTGCATGGTCTGATGTTGCTTCAAAATATAATACACTATCTTCACTAATAATAAAAGGTTGTGATGGTGTTAATTGCAATTCGCTTGACTGACCATCACCTGTGGATGTAGTAAATATTTGTTGCCTGACATTTGTTGACCGGTTATAAACATAACCAAAAACCTGAATAAATGGTGTTGCACCTTGTCTTGAAGAATTTATTTCTAACCAATCTGATAAAAATTTATGCCCTGATTGAACATGAAAAATTGATTGCTGTGTTATACCTTTCATTGATGGTATTTGCGCCTGTGTTCCAAAAACAGCTGATGTGTCAGAAATTGTTATATCACCTTGATTATAGTTAGAATTTCCAACTGATGCAACATACGCCCTATTTATACCTAACCAAGTGTTTGATGTGGTTACAGGTGTTTGACCATTCATTGTTACGGTTTCTTCTTGGTAATCTCCGTTTGAATCAATCCCAACCAACACAATTGTTCTTGCTGCTTGACCCCCTGACCTATCATTATTTGATGTTGAAACAACATTTAATGTGTCAGCTGTTGTCATTATATTAAACGTTCCACCAAATGATGCGACAACTTCAGCCACCCCATTTATATCTGCATTATAACCAAATTTATTCCACGTTGAACTACCGTAAACATTGCCCATTGCAACTTCATAACGATATTCTTTGGTCGTATCTTCTCTCAAATCAATCATAATTCTACTATTTTGAAAGTCACATTCCCGTTAGAGGAGTTTGCTGTATAAGCAACCCGTATGTATTTAGGGTAGAACTCGTTGTCGAAAAAGCTTTCCGGCAATGAAACGTTAGACTGACTTTTGTATGTATACCATGTTGAGTTATCTCCAGAAAATTCAATTGTAGCAGTTGGGGTACCAGATGTGTGATCACTATCTAAATATAGTATGAATTCAGAATTGGGAAACTCTAACCCATCTGTATTAAAATCAGAAGCCCCAGAGAAACCATCGATTGGTTGAGACGAGGTTTCTAAGGTGATACTGTTTCCAGTATCTGGATTCAATGGTGCTGATCCACTGGCATCTTGCTCAAAGCCAAGGTTTGTATTACAGAACTCTCTAAATGATTCAGCTGTAAATGCAACAAGATTCTCGTCTACAATGTCAGACAAAGGCACCTCTAGTATTGCGTTATCATTACCCTCTAATGGTAAGTAAGATATCTTTGCTATAGGGGTTGACAAGTTCAGTTTATTGTTCACATAGTATACTCTAGATTTAGGCACATCAAGAATATTATTCCCTGATACCGTATCTTCTGCTCTAAGTGCGTTTGATGAGATATAGATCTTTACTGACATATATTGCAAATATAGGTTAATTTTGTTAAATTTATAACAAAAATCTAATCTAATGGCTAATAAGAAAAAAATAAAAGGCGTAGTTCAAACTTTTAAACATCACCAAAGAACAGCACCAAAGGATGACTACTTGAAATACCTAAGGCCTATCATGTACTGGGCTAAACGAAAGTATGGATTGTCTAATGCTGAACTACACATGATGTTTTTTCTCTACTCGGAAGGGCTGTTTACAAGAGGTGATTTCAATGAGTTTAATGAAATACTGAGCTGGAACAACGAGAGATTCGGAAACATGCTGAGAGACGGGTGGATAAAGAAATGGAGAACCCAAAGAAAGAATCAGCCAGCCTTATACGAACTTTCTTTTAAAGGTAAGTATGCCGTGAAAACCGTATACAATAAATTGAATGGAGAGAAGATATCCGAAAACACAAACATGTTTAAAGGTAATCAATCTTTCTCCGACAAGGTTCATAGAAACTACATCAAGAAGATTAATAAAGACCGTCCGAAACATAATTGTGGGAGACTAAAGGACAACTGATATGCTCCTGTACTGAGTTACAACTAGGTTCTCAGAATTAATCAGCGTATTGAATCCAGATGATGAGTCGTATAGAACTATGTCTCCTTCGGATACGTGTTCAGCATCTGGACCAGATGAGACTACCTCCCCTCTTTTATACCGTATAGTCTTACTCATCTCAGCAGTAAGATCTAATCCTCCTGCTACAGTTTCATTCTCGGTGATCTCACGGATCACTACATGTGTACCTATTGCTTTCATATTGTATTTTATTTTTGTTTTCTTGACATTATAAAGAAAAGGATCGTCATGACGAACAATCCTGCCATTATCCAATAAGGGATGTAGTCCTTATCTTCCTTGTAAACTATCTGTTCGTAGGGTACCTTAATCTCTCTGTACTCAATAAGAGTATCTTCAGCACATTCCCCCTCGATATAAATACTGTCATTGTTGTAGTAATGCTTCACTGTTAGTCTGTCTTTTTGAATTATAACCGTATCTGTAGTCAGTTTGAATACGCTATCAACCTGTACCTTTTCAGATATAAGTAAAACTGTATCAACAACCGTTATTGTGTCTTCTTGAATTATAGTCGGGTCTTTCTGAATAGCCTTCCTAAGATGCCAGTTTGCAGAACACGACACCATGCATATTAAGATGTAGAGAAGTATAAGCAGTTTTGCTACAACCCTCATTTTACGAACTTGTTCCATACAGTTAAACCTAAAGTTGCTGCTGTCAATGTGATCAGCGTTATGAATACGTACTCCTTTGTTTCTACTCCTATGATTGGTAGAATTGATTCGTATAGTAATGCACCAATAAATGAAGCAAATGCAGTCAATGACTTTCTTGACCATTTCCCTTCTGGGTTCTTTAATATGTCTCTAAATATTTTCATCCTCTATGAGTTCCTTTAATACCTTCGTGAATAGCTTACACTCGCTATCTTTAATTTTTTTACAGTCGGATTCATTGTCTCCGAAAAATGGCTCGATCAAAAGAGCATTAGGTATCTGTCGTTTTAAGAATCCGGAACCCCTACCGTTAGTTACAGGAATCGCTCCATGTCTCCTTCTTGTTTTTATTCCTATATGTTCCTTGACTAACTTACAGAACTTCTTAGCTAACATCTCAGTCTTCTTATTCCCTTCATAGTAAAGGCACTCACATCCGCTAGCGTCACCATCTCCATCTCCGTCAGAATCCTTGAACCCATTGAAGTGTAACTCGATAACTAAGTCGTAGTCCTTCGTTCTTATCGCCATCTTCTTCTGTCTTGAAGTGTAGCTAGTTGTGTTAGAATCATGTTCGAACACGTCTCCTAATATCTCAAGGTAGTCTTCAAATGATTTGTACCAGTTCCACTCTGACTGGTTCAACCACTTGGAGAACTTACCTTTGTCTTTCTCTTTTCTTAAACCGTCTGTATGTCCTAACACAAAAGCTACTTTCATACTTCAAATATAGTGATAAATATCTACACCAGA